GCTTGGTGTTATGGTAACTTGTTGTGTTTGAGTACATCCTGAGGCGTCGGTAACAGATATCGTATGCTGACCTGCACTTACGTTAGAAAACGTGACCGCACTTGCAGTTGTATCAATTACATTCTGAATTCCGTCTAAAGAATAATCAAATGGTGAAGTTCCACCGACTGATTTTTCAACAACAATGGTTCCATTATTAGCTGCACATGTTGTTCCCGTTGTTGTGGCGGTTATTGTAAAACTATTTTGTGAAAGTATCGCACTTTCACTTAAAAAATAACATCCTGAGGAGTCTTCTAATATAACAGTATACGTTCCACCCGATAATTCAGAAAACGTATATGACGCGGCATTTGATGTTATTGAAAATGTTGAGGAGTCAGGATAAACTAAAGTATATGTAAATGGTGATGTACCTCCCAAGGCGGTCACCAATATCGATCCGTCAGCATTACTACAGAAAGAAGGATTAACCTCCAAAATAATGTCTGAAATTCCATTTTCGGTGGCAACATCAACACCCGTAGTAAATTTACAGAGAGCTGCGTCAGTTACTGAGAAATTATAAGATCCTGCAGGTATTCCATTTAAAGTAAAACTTTGAGAATAACTAACGTCAATTGCTCCTGTTGAGGCTGAATAATAGTATGGACCTGTTCCACCTGTAATTGTCATTGTCAAGACTCCGTCCGTATTTAAACAAGTCGGAATAGTGTCAATTGTAAATGCACCTAACCCAACAGGGTCTATTTGACCAATTGTTTGTTCTTTAATTGTAAAACATCCTGTTGCATCTGTTACTTTAACCGAATAAGTTCCGGCAGTTAGACCTGATAAGGTACTTCCTGTTGAACCGTCATTCCATTGATAGGTAAAAGGTTGTACACCTGTTTGTCCTGTAACTATAATTTTACCAGAGGCTTGTCCACATTGTGTATCATCTACAGGATAAAATCCGAAATTCACCACAACTGAATTGTTCACAATAAAAGTAGAACTTGTTCCTGTACACCCACCATAATCAACACTAGTCACAAAATAGGTACCAGCAGAAAGATTTTGAAAGGTAAATAAACCCAAACCTGTCAAACCAGATTGTAATAGTTCATTATTTGATGTATACAAATAATATCCTGTCTCACTAAAATCACTACTTGCATCTGCAGTAACACTACCACTATCAGTATTACAAGTTGTTGCAGATACATCAAGAATACTCGTACAATTACCTGAAGATACTGGAACGTTAACGTCATATTCTAAGTTAGTTGGTACCGTTGAGTCATTAACTCTAAAAGAGTAGGTTGCAGCAGAGAGTCCACTAACAAAAGAATAAGTTTCATATGTAGTTGTTGGATTAAGTGGATCGAAGTCATAAATCAAAACAGATGTTTGATTTATTGGAGGAGCCCACGCAATGGTATATGGTGGAGTTCCACCAGAAAATCCAACTTGGATTGCTCCAGATCCATTGTTCTGACAGTCTCCTGTTAAATTAATGTTATAATTAAATGATGCCACTATCGCAACTTATACTAATGTTTATCCCCACATTTAAGCTCAGGGTACTATTCAAATTCTTTGGTACGCAATCCATATTCGTTACATTCAATATATTACCGTTAACGAAGTAATTCAACCCATAATCATATAGATTATCCAAATACTCCCCAACAGCGTTCTTCCACATACTTCTTGATGGTACATCATTTAGACCATTACCAGTATAGAATGGTTCATAAATTAAATACTCGTCACCTATTTTCATTTCAACAACCCACTGTGTTTGTAATGTACTCGTAATACAATCATTTAAAGTAAGTCCACTTTCACTTAAGAAGTTTTGTATTCTATTTGAAAGGATTCCGTTGAAGTTAGACACTGTCGAGTCACCATTTAACCATGGGAACACAGCGAATTCAACAAACTCTGTTGAACAATCGTAGTTGAATACATTCCCGATAATATAACATGCATCTGCAGGTACTGCCACAAACTGACAACCTCTTTGTCTTCTATAAACGAACTTTTGTTTTTGAAAAATAGAATTTTCAAATCTTGTACCTGAATTCCATATTGTTGTGGCCGGAATCATCTGTTCTACTAACTTCATCCAATAAGGACCAAGTCCTTCTACATAGTCAATTAACTTTTGGTAAGTGTATTGGTTGTTTGGTATTCCAATTGTTTGTTCTTGTTCGAGATATTTCCAAAATATTGATGAAAGAGTTGGATATCCTCCGGTATGTCCGTCTGTGATATACATTCTGTTTCTAACATTAATTGTGTTTTGCCAAAATGTTTGAGCAAATTCAAAGAAAGTTTTTTTCTTTGGTTCTGGATTAATAAATGTCCAATCTACTCCACCTATCGTTGGATATGGACTAGTCATACCTGTTTCAGGTATTGGGTAGTCATAACTTCTTGATTGATACCAAACATCGTATGTTAATCCTTGACCAGGATTAAGAAACAAATCCACGTTTTTAACGTTCAATACTAATTTTTCACTATCTAAATAATAATACGATTCATACCCCGCATCTGTGGCAATTCTTAAATCCTCGTCATTGGAAACCCAAGATTTTTTATTATCTATTGTTTTTTGTAATTTGAATCCCTCAGTCATATATGGAAAGTCTCTAAATCTTTCGAGATAAATTTGGCCGTATGTGAAAGGTTCTAAATTTGTTTGAACATCAGGGTTAGATCCTGTAAAAGTCGCAATATTAACAGGTAATGCAGGACTTCTATGTTGTGGCGTTTGTTGATACCATCCAGCACCTTTTTGAAAGAAGAAGTCTTCAGTTGGTATTGGAGCCTTTGGGTATCCTTCAATATCAACAGGATAATCCGCCTCTTCTAAAGTAACGTTTTCATAAAATGTTGTTGACGTAAATCCTGTAAAAGTTTGACCTTGTATTCTATAAACATTTGTTGGAGATAATCCCGGTACATCATCCGCATAGGTTCCACCAGAGATTCTAGCAAATTGCGTTGTGAACTGATCCATATTAATCTTCTGATCCGCAAGATAGATATTCTCATTAAACTCAATAACTGAATCAGGAGCTCCAACCAATCTTAACAAAAACTCAACGGATCTTCTTGTACCCTTTGATCTGAAAAGATATCCCGCATTTAATATTAAGTTTCTATAATATTGATAAGTTAATTCAGTTGGCGTGAGTCCTCTCGCATAACCCGGAAAGGTTGGTGCATTTGTATCACCAAAAATTGAATCCAAAAAGTTTTCATTTGTAATTGGTGATATGTTTGGTTCCCACCCTAATGTATCGGCTAAGTTCTTTAACAATAATGAGGGAATATCATTATTACCTATATTATAATTTACTGATGTCATGTTTGCCATACCATCAATAAACTTCTTTATCTCATCGAAACTTCTACCATAAATTTGTAATATCTTCTCAACTTTTCTATCTCTCGTATCAAATTCTTTAAATGACTCTTGGGTTAAAAATCTTGATAATAAATCTGTTTTGTATATGTCGAAATCAATCGCAATCTTATTAATTTGTTCAAGATATAAATCAAATGATGGAGTTCTAATATCTAAATTCCATGGTCCGTCCAACGGCCATGTAACCGTACTTATGCTTGTTGTGAATTGACCATTTTCATTTTCAGATGGTATTTGAAAAACTGCCGTATAAGGTGGTTCAACTAATCTATTTAATAAAAACTTCTCAACCTCATCGAACACTTCCGCAAAAACTTGATCAACAACCAAGTCATTAGGTCTAATTTGATAGTTACTTGAAACAGTATTAGCTGAAGTTCCAAACGGAGCTCCTGATACGAAAAATTGTATTTCTCCTGAAGATAAACTTGGGGATGGAGTGAATGAGTTAACTTTATAAATGTCAGGTTCATTATTTGCATCTAAAACCGCAATACAATAATCCAAATAAGTTTGGTTCATATTTCTCAACGGAGATGTAACAATTTCTCTAGCAATTATGTTTGTTGCTGCAGATATTGAGTAATCAATATCAAACGGGTTTACCAATCTTTCAACATTAACTGTAAAATACGTTTCATTGTTAATACTATCATACAAAATATTCTCAGCAGTGAATCCAGTTGTAGATTGTAAGTTTACATATCTAACATCTATCGCGGCAGGGAATTGATTAATTATTCTTGTTATCGAAACTTCTAATCTTTTGGTAAGTGACCCATACATTGAGAAATTACTAACTTCACTCAAATCTAAATTTGGATAAACTCTAAACTCCTTTGCAAAAATAATTCTACTTTGAACAATTTGATCAACATCCATGTCCTCCAAGCTTATTGGTGCAGAGAATGCTCCAATGTTAAAGTTTCTGTTAACCTTTTCGGTTATAGCTGTTGTAAACTCAAAATTACCTTGCGTAAGACCTCCTCCATCAGTAAGTTGTAAACCTACGATGTTATCTGAAAAGGTATTCGCTCCAGATCCTGGTCTTGGTGGGTAAAAATATTTTTCTACTGCTGCCATTAGCTAATAATCGTGTTAAAGTTTTTACTGAAATCGATATTATCACCTCTATTCTGTCTAACTTCATACAGAAGGTCATTAAACTGATCTCTAATTTCAAACAGGTTGTACTGTCTGTATATGTTATTATCCGAGTCGTAGATAGTGTAGATACCGTCATCAATAGACTTAGTCTGATTACCGTAAAGAGCTATCGCAAGTGATGATACATCATATTCAACCATTTCAATATCAATCGTTAACGGATTGAAGAAAGTGTTTGATAAGATAATATCTTGGTCTGGTTGACCAATATATGGTGTTGCATTTGGTTTAGTTGTTGGTGAAGATGATGGTGATAACGTTAAAAACATTAAGTTTGAATTACTATCAACATATCTGTATCGAATAGATTTTTGTTGGGTATTAACTTGGTTTGTAACAACAGGCTCACAAAAGAAATTTGATGTTACAATTCTGAAAAAGTTTGGAACTTTAGTTCCATCGTTATTCAAATATTCTATTCTGAATCCAACTAATCCTTGTGGCGTGAATTTATTTCGATATTCTTGAGGGATTAATGTTAAATCCAATATTATTCCTCTTACGTTAGGTAATGCACTTAAAACACCACAATCAATGATTGCAGTTCTGATTTGTGCAGGTCTAATCAACATTGTGTAAATTCCAAGAGCATTAAACTCTGTTGCCGGCAATGTAAGATTGTATAACCCACCCAAGATTTCAACGGGTGATCCTCCAATATCTTGATTACTGAAATATGGTCTTAGTAATGTTTTAGCGTCCAATTTTCTAAGTACAAAATTGTTTGTAACGTCTCTTGACGGAGTGTAGTTCAATATGATCTCCATATCGTCAGGTGAAACGTCAGCTGGTCTGATTGTACCGTATGATGCTATAGCCATGTGTTAATTTATTTTCTATAAATAGTTTATCTCTTTATTTGGTTTCAACATTAAAAAATCCGTAACCATAATTTATTAGGTCTCCTACATTATCCACCTCTCCCAATCTTTGAATTCTTTCGTATGCAGAATTTTTACCTCTTTCAATGTATAAATTTGTTACAATTTCAGCTTGAAAAACGCTCTTCTGTAATGCAGAATTTTTTGTGATCGGAACCGCAGTTGTGTTCTCCTCAGTAAATCCAGAACTGCCAACAAAATAAAGTGTCTCTCCATTATTGTAGTCATAATAGTCCATGTTTGAAATAGTATACGCTGTGTATATTGGTGATATGTCATTAATAACACCAAATACTTCGTTGTTCTTAATAACAGGAGCACCAACAATGAACTTTTGTGGTCCGTATTGTGCTAACTCATTCAATCTTGACTGTGTCAGTCCTGAAACAGTATAGGGCACTGTAACATAGCCAGAAGATATTTGATCTTGAACATTATTTTCTGCATCACCTGAAAATATAAAATCATAACTAACTGGTGTAGCAGACCAACTACCTGTGTTCGGTGTGAAATACGCAGTTCCGTTAGGATTAGTTATTGTCGCCAAGGCATAAGGTGTGACAATTTCTTTTTGAACCTTATTTGTACCCCAAGGATTTGTTTGTGTTAATGTAATTGTATAGGCACTTACCGTTACAGGATATCTATGTGATATTGATGCTGGCGTTAATTGATTAAAGGAGTTAACAGGTGATCCATCTCCCCAATCAATCGTATATGTAGACAGTTCGAGGAACTTCTTGAATTCATCAGACGTATTATAAACGTAATAGGTGTAGGTATCCGCAGTACTTGCTGAGAAGATAAAATTAGTTACAACATCTTTTTGTATAACTGCTCCGTCAAATGGAGAATAGTATCCACAATCCAAAGCTGACTCGGTGATTAGTATTGGAATTGTTAATCCAGTTAAAAGAGATGTTCCGCCAGTATTTCCCGATAAAACTTGGGTCATCGCAGAATAAACACCCACAGGTGTTCCTGAATAATAAACCGTAAATAGGTCTCCTTGAATTACTTCAGGAGATATCTTATATGAATAATCTGCTGCCATTATGGGTTAATATATTCGTACCATTTTATGGGAACTGTCCCCCCAACTCTATCGTTAGGATTAATTATATCATACACCTTGTAAGAATGTGTTAAATAATCCATATCAACCCTATAATAGAAATAGTCTGAACTTGAAAATACAAATTTATTACCTTGTATTGTCGATTGTGGTCGATTCATCATTCTAACGAATTGTCCTGTTTTTCCGTCAAAGAATTTTGCGGTCATGTAGAAGGTACTGATATCCAAAAAGTTTCTTTTCTTTAACCAATAAATAAAAAACCCTTCTTTGTCTCCAACGTAATCAAGAATGAATTGTGGCTTTCTAATTTGAACGTCTGTGTTCTGCATTTTTGTTGCCATTCTCAAACCTTGTTGAGTTGGTAATATGATTGTTATGTAATTTTCTTGTTCTGATTCAATAGGACTATCATAAAGATCCAATTTAAAAAACGAATTTCTGAAAGAGTTAGCATAATAATATACTTCTTGTGTTGTAAATCCTTGTGCTCTATAATCTATTTTCCAATTGGATGAATTAGATAATGAACCTCCTTCATAAAAATAAAACTCATAATTAATTTCAGATTTATTATCATAGTCAGCATGAAAAAACCTATTAACCTCAAAATCTTTATCAGTTGTTATTAACTCATTAAGAATACTGTTTTCATATTCTTTTATTTCAGAATCAACATCCAAATACTCCCAATCTAAATTGATTGGTATATTAATTCGATTATTAGTGAACCCTGAAAATAATATTTGTTTACTCACACTCATCTACTATTGGTTTAACTACTACTGTACCTGTGTTTATACTGAACCCACTCAGTGGACCAAATTTTGGTCCTTCCACTCCGGCTTCAATATCACCGTCAGGAATAAGTCTAAAGAACCCATTAATATAAGGATAATGTGAAAAGTTCAAGAACGGATAATCAACACCATTTAAGTTTTCATCAACAAATCCATAGGAATAAAGATCTCTCCACATGAATTGTTTATAATTGTTTGAGTAATATGCCCAAGATGGAACATTATCCACATTAACCAATTGACCAGTTTCAATGTAACTTGAGAAAACTCTTATCACCATACCAATATGTGGCTGATAATAATACCCACTTGGGTTATTTGTAGGAGTATTTGAACTTTTAAATATGTCTTGATTGTATCTTATCTTTTGATAGTAAGGTGAAATAATTCTTTCTTTCTGTGTGAAATTATTCCACTCACAAAAATCACCAGATATCGTATCACCGGACTTATAATCCAAATTATAATAAAATTGTTCAGTACTACCACTCGTTTGAGTATAAGAACTAACAGGTATATTTGAATTGGATTTAATATTGTTATCCTCCCAATATTTATTATTCAACGATAAAATATTGAATTGCCAACCTTGTTTAGTTCCGACCCCTTGGAAAGGTTTGTTGAAGTATCCCGAATATCCTTTATTAATGATCGTTAAGAATATCTCATTCAAAGGTCTCTTTTGATTATCCAATATATTATTGATATCCAAGTCATAATTGGTTGTAAAAGTATAAGTTGTTGATGCATTTTTTTGTGATATCCTCGAAATGTTATTTGGCGTTAAGGATGAGAATTCAAACTTTTTATTATTAGAAAATGGAACCTCTTCAAACCCAGCTTTGGTAACGACTAAATCATTAACGTCAGTTAAAACTTTATGTGTTTTAACGTAATAACTTGACATCGTCTCTGCCGAATTAGTGACATCAATAATTTTTTTGAACGTTCCAACTTTATTGTTTGTAAAGGTGTTACCTGTATATCCAATATTGTATAAGTTGAACACGTATAAGTCCGATCCGAAAGTACCATTACCTAAACTATTAACTTGGAAAACTGTTTGAGTTCCATAGGAAAAATTAAGTTGGACATACTCACCAGGTAACAAATTGTGTTCAGAAATACATTCAAACGAAATATACTTTGTACCGTCGAATTTTAAATTTTTAACAACAAAAGGAATTCCGTCTTTAGCCTCCCAATTTATTTCATCAGACCCATTAGTCCAATACATTGGCTGTGTATAATTATTTTCAAACGGATACGTTAAGTAATATGACCAATTATACGTATATGCGCTTTTACTAACATAACTTAAGTGTTGGTCTGTAATGTTTGGTCTATAAAATTCATACTCATAATACTGAGGAAATCCTTTCCATAAACCACTAACAACTGATCTTTCAGCGTCCGCATAATATAAATGATTAAGAAATGGAATATATTCTGTTGTACCTGTAAACGCATTATTATAAATCGGACTAACTTTAAATGTTGGTCTAAATGTAGTAGACTCTTGCCTTTCTTTATCAAATTGAACTGCAAGATTGACCGAAGCGATTCTATCATATTCAGTTATTTCATTAGATTTACTATCAACAGATACAGGCACTTGTTGATCAACTGATGGTGCTGATTTAAATCTTAAATTACTTGGTATAATTGTTGTTCCGTTCATTATTCGTTAACATATTTTTTTACAAATCTGTTCATGGCACTTTTACCTTTACCTAACCCAAAATAGAATTGATATGGTAAACCAACTGTAAAATATGTACTTATATTCACAGGATCATAACTAGGTGAATCTGATGTATTTTTATCTCCTTCGAATTGATATGCCTCTGCCGTTGTTCCTGGTTGATAAAGAACATTACTTCTATTATAGATATACCCTTTCATAAAATCAGCCTTAGGGTTTTCCCCCATAAAGTAATTTGAAGTTACTTCAGTTCTATTAAACTTCTGATATAAATTAGATTTGATTGCTGATGTTCTCCAATCATTATATTGAGTACCGAACAAAGTATTACTATCTCTTGTTGTCCAACTATAAAACGGTATTTGTTGTGTTTTTATAGGTAAGTAATCATATACCGCGGCATTATATGGAAGTTGATCATTTCTTATAATTCTTCTCGGAGATACTAAATCTCTTGTTTGTGTGTCTGATGAAAAGAACACCCCAATAACCGGTTCTCCAGATCTATCCGATCCAAGGAAGAATGGATTGTTTGTTGAAGCTCCAGATTGAGCAGTGTAGGCTTCAAAGTTAAATTGTTGAACCCCTAATTCAGAGTTAATTGATATCATTTGAGCATAATCACCATCAAATTTTTCTTTAGGTCTAGTAAAGAAAGCATTAACTGATCCATCACCAAGTCCAATTAATTTTTGTAAAAACGTTGAATTAAGTTGTCTTGACACTATAAACAAATTTAAAAGGTCCGAGGGATCTTGGAAAGTTGTTGTAGGTATCTTGTTAACATTATACCCATAAAAATCAGAATTCAAACTTACTTCCTGAGTAAACGAGTCTCTTGGACCCATATCCATTACTGTGGTTGGAAACAAAATTTCTTTTTCATTTCGTCTTTGTCTTGCTGTTGAATGTTGTTTACCAATAAAAGAAGTTCCATTATACGGAGACGATCTATAATAGAAATTGTTAGTTTTCTCGTGTAATAAAATAGTATCTTTACAAAATTCATTGTATGGTCCGTTTGGATCTACCGGGTCAAGTGGTGACTTGAAAAATCTCAAATTTCTGAATGGAAAATGATACAAACTTCCATTTATCCAGTTATTTGAAAATGAATGTCCAAAAACATTTCTACACGCAGCAAAGTTAATTCTAGTTCTTGCCTTGTATTCACTTAGCTGTTTAAAATCTTTTGGAAGAGATATGATTGGATTCTTTACGAAAACATAACAACCTCCTTTAATACTTACTTTAGTATAACACTTATCTGTCGTAGGTTTAACCCCAAAGTTTTCTGAATTTCCTGAATAACAATTATATGGAACCAATCCTTGACAACTAAAAGTCGACGTTAATTGATCTTCAAACTCATTACCAAAATCTTCCGCAGTTCCATTAATTAAAAAATCAGATAATAAATTCTCATATGATTCAACAGCACCTTCATCACTAATAAAATAAAAACTCATATTTGTATTCTGATGTAACAAATATGTATTTTTAAGATTTCCAGTTCTAGATGTGGATGTTGGAAGTCTATCCGTTCTCATGACAATCTTATTTGTCTTATCAACCATTGTCATTGTATTTCCGGTAGAATATGCTGGTGAAAAATACATAAATCTGTCATATCTAAGTGACGGTCTTCCATCTTCAAGACTTCCTCCAATTGAAGCAAAAAAGTAAGCACCTCCTTCAACGTATTCATCATTCCAATAACCTAAGAATTTTTTACCTCCACATAAGTCGTAATATTTTGCCATTATTTGATACCATGGATTAGCACCTACTAATCTCGGTGAAAGATATGTAGGTTGAATTGACACGTTCATATAAACATTTGTTGCAAAAACATTTATAGATGTGTTGGCTTTAACATAAGGTCCACCAAATCCACTGTTAATTGCAATTTTATTATTTGTAAGGATTGTAGTCGAACCTTTAGGATCAATTTGGAATCCGATAGATGTTGAATCTAAAGATGAATAATATGATGGCATGTTTGTTGTATACCCAGAATAATTCTCTCCCGGTTCAAATATAAATGATTCAAAATAAATTGGGTTATTCGGATTATCCTCATTAGTTGTAAATTGATTGTGTCTAGGTAAAACTAAACCAGACTGAATAGGTACGTTCAATTTGTATTTTGAAGTTACTTGTACTGTACCATATGGTTGTCCACATAATCTACTTATGTCAACAGTTGTAGTTTGTCTCGTTGTGTTTGGGTCAACACCTCTTTGTAAAATAACAACAACCAACTCTGTTTGATCAGGTATTGCAAAGAATGGTCTTGTAGAATAATCAGGACTCCATTGTAAGTATTTTCCACCGAACCATCCGTCTTTTCCCTCACTCTCTTTCCAATACAAATTGTAATTATCAATATATCTTTCTTTCAAACTTTTTTGTCCACTATATGTTGGTGGATTCAAGTTGGAGAAAGTAGAATAGGTCATAGCAGTAATAACCTGAAAATACTCTATATCAGATTTAACTTTAGTATACTGTAAATTCAATGGTTCTTGACACTTTACGTTTGTAACCGCAATCCCTTGATTCGGATAAAAATCATTAACACATATTGTACCAGATTGTGGTGTATCACCTGAGTAATATGTTCCACCACAATCGTAATAATACCAATTATTTCCCGTTAAAGCGGTAACTGATCCCACCCAACAGTTTTGAACTGCGTCGGGTGTTTGATTTACAATATATTGTTGTGTTAAATTTTGATCCGAATTATCAGGGTTAGCATAGTTTACAGTAATCGACTTTAAATTCTTAGAGTATCCTGTTGAAGATGTAAAACCTGAAAAATTTGATTCAGCCTTATCGGTATTTGGATCTAATGAATTAGCCGGGCTTTGGAATGCCAATACTCTACCTGTAAGAAAATTATCTAATGTGTCAGCATCACACAATAATGTTATGGTATTATCATAGTGAAACGCTCCGTTATTGGCAGTAATGTCTGAAGCAACATAAGTTTTAACTTGGTTATATCCTCCAAATCGATTAAAATATTGGTGTTTGTAATTAAACAAATTCATTCTTTCAGTTATCGTTAGATCGAATCCCGCAACAGGAGGACCAATCCATATTGCCGCTGGTGTTCTTTGTCCTGCAAATACTTTATTGTTTCCTGCCATTAATCTTTGGTAATCAGTTTGCTTTGCTATATTTGCAAATCCAACCGTTTGCATTGAAATTTGTGTTCGAGCTACGTCTGTTCCCCATGGTTGTGTTGTGATAGTTAAATTCTCAAACCATGGATCATTAACCGCATAAGTATCTTCAAATACATTAGAATAACTAACTGGATTTGGTGTGTCAGCTAAAAGAGTCAATGACGTTGTTCTCAAGGATTCTGCTGCAAAGTCGGCTACATTTGGATTTGTTTCCAATGAGTCTGAAGAACAAGAACATAACTCACAATCAGGGTACGTTATTGTTGGTAACGAAATATTTTTGAATGGGTCACCTAAAGAATTAAAAATATCTTTAAAAGATGGTGGTTTATTACAACTAAGACTTACAAATGGAATCGCATCAACAACTTTACAAATAACATAAACAAACCAAGCTAAGACTCCATAAACAAAAGTTATTAACGCCTTTAAGATTGGCCATAAAAATGCCAACAAGTGAACAACAACCATTAATGGTATTAATAGAAGTGTTATAAAACTAAAGAAGAAATTAAATATAATAAAAATTAAATCAAAGTTTTTTACACCGTCGTTAGTTGGGAACTTATTACTAGTTGAATCACAAGTATTTTCTAAAATTTGTTTTATTCCAATAAATCTACCTCTATTCGTTCCTTTGTGGTATCCATCTAAAAACTGAGACACCGTATAAACTCTATTATATCCGAACTCATAAAAAGTATCTTCGCAATTGATAGCAGCTTGCGGATTAACATAATCATTCCAATCTAAAGAAAACGCATATGACTTTTGTACTGCTTGATATTGTGTTGACCCTGTTGGAAAAGCCCCATATGGATCTACCGCAGGACTATTCCATCCATATTCTTTAATATTTGGAACCAAGTAGTTTGCTCTTTTAACTTGTTCACCTAAATCTGCAGATTGTTCCCACTTAACCTTGAACCTGTATTTACCCTTAGTCGGTACTCCAACACTTGGGTCTAATGAGATTGTTCTCTCTCCAAACTCATTTGTTATTATGTAATCTAAATTCATTGGAACATCTGTTAACCACGTTCCGTCACCATCAATTACTTTCGCGCCACCGTCAAATTCATATTCCTCTAGTACTGGTTTTCCTGTACTATCTTGACCTACAGTTTGTCTAATACATAATATTTCTCCCGGTCCTGAAACTAAATCACATAAATTACCAGCTTCAGTTGCCGGTCTACAGTTTTTTCTTAATACTCTTGAGTCTGTCGCTGAAACTACTGAACCCATAAAAACCGCTGTTGGTTGAATATCAATATTTGCATCGTCTCTCAAATCAAAATCGACTCTATTGATGGCAATTTGACATACCTCAGGTTGTCCCCAAAGAGGTGAAACATCTATATTCGCTTGTAAATTTATAATTTGAGGTAAGGAATTTAAATCAGCTGAAGCTTTAAATCCGTTACCATTAAATTGATTCTCAGTTGCTAACCCCATTCTAATCAAATCTTGTGGGGTAAGGCTGAACTCACCAATATCTGAAAGGTCAGCATCCATTACAACAGTTTGGTTCCCTAACGGAACTCCCATAATCATATAATCACCACTATCATTAGTCTTTACCGTATACTTGTAATACTTGTCGTAAACTTGAATGACTGTTGGGTTAGCTAACGCATCACTTCTTGATGGAAATGTACCTGTCGGTACGTGGGAAGAATAAGATTTCTCATACGGTAATAGATTATATCTATACCCATCTTCGTTCTTATCTGTTGGTGATTTATAAGGATAAAGGACACTAACAATTTCATTGTTTTGATCTTCTTGTGCTATCGGAACAAAGACTGAAACTCTAACATTAGGTAATCCGAATCCACCATTTGCCGTAACACGTCCAACAACAACTCCATAATCCGCACAGTTTCTTGTATAGATGTCATCACTTTGAATCTTCAAAGAAAGTATTTCCAAGAAATCAAATTCTTGATCGATTTGTACGTTAATAATTTGGTCTGAACCTGGTTCGGTTCGTATTCTGTAGGAATTACCCATTAATGCCTTTTTTTGATAAATAGTTTAACCCCCATTTTCTAAGGAAAAGAAATGGCGTATTAATCAATGATAACCTAATGGTTGATTAAATAAACTTAAGTAAACGAAACGTTTTGGAAGTTCTTGACTCTTACTCTAATATCCTTCTGTGGATATCTAATTTGATACACCTGACTTGGTTGAGCAAATATGGTATCATCAACAGGTCTTATCTGTCTTGATTCTTCATCAGCATATGGCATCGATGTTTGAGCTGATGAGTATTGACCTCCAACCTCATTAAAAATTTGAAGTCCAGCAACGGTAATTACACCATTCTCATCTTGAATCAAACTATTAAGTTGTGCTAAGTAAATATTTTGTCCTAACTGTCTAATTTGTGGGTCCATGAAAGTTGATATCTTATTAACTATATTTGAAATAACTTGTCCTTGGTTTTGAGTTGCATCTAACACAACCGCAATATCAATACTAATATCAATAACTTCAGCAGTTTCAATTGAGATATAGTCATTCAACATTCTATAATTCGATAGATAATTCGCTAAGTTTTGTTTCAATGTATTCGACACAATAGATGTTAATTTACCTGAAGTGTCATAAGATAAAATCTGAACTAATACCTTATTGTTGTTTTCCGTGATAGCAACTTTTGCAGGTGCTCCGAATTGTGATGGCATTTTTCTAACAAGAGCTTCATAGTCATTTACTGTTACCGCTCTATTTTGTGATGCGAAGTTGAATGATACATAATTTCTTGCTTCTTCAACTGTTGGTTGTCCAGCTCCACCGATAGCCGCTGTTACGTTATTACATCTTAAAGATCCAACAACTTGTTGGTTTGTACCTTCCGATGGGCCATTCACGAAAAATGAAACGGTTCCAACTTGGTTGATCACATTAGTTCCTAAGTTTGTTGATAGTCCTCCACCCGTTCTATATTGAATGAATAAAGTTGTATTAGCCTTTAGTGCTGAACCTAACGATAAATTGTTTTGATATAATTGTAGATTTAAAGGAACCCCTAACGTTGTAAATTGGTTAAGAGCATCTTGTGCGGTGTTTGTTCCACCACCAAAAGTCATCTTTAAAAATCCTTCAGGTGTATATTCAGTTATAAACTTATCTTGTGTTTGAATGTAACGTCCCACCTTAATTCCTGGTTGGTCAGATACTTTTGTTGGGTCTTCAATAAAGATTCTATCTTCAGCTAAAGCATCAACCTCATACCATTTGTTTTGTAATCCTAAAAATTCATTAACTGTTGGTACTGTTGTGTAACTTGTGCCATCCTTTAAAAGAACACTAGTAACACCTAATACATTCTTCTCAGGTAAAAAAACCTCTAAGAATGGTCTCACGTCACCAGGAGTAATTACTCTTTTGAATACTTTAGTTATACCATTAACAACAACTTCTCTTTTAGTTATAGTATAGTTTACCAATCTATTACTACTATCAAAGTTTGGTATCTTAAGTCTATTAGGAAATCCTTGGGAATTATACGGAGATGCAAAATCAATATCTTCTACGTTTTCAAAAACTTGACCAGCACCTAAAACTTGTGAACCTCTTCTTAGTTGACCCAAATATCTTTCATCTTCTTTATCACCAAACGCAGGTACTGTTATTGAAAAATCAACTAAAGCAACTGAAGGTCTTTGACCCGGTAATTTTAATCCGTAAGTTCTTGCAATGTTGTAAATTGAAGATCTTTGTTGTGCATATTGAAGAACTGTCTCTTGGATACTTCTATCAATATGATAATGTAAGTTATCTGCAACAGCAGCGTTTAAATCCAAAAACACAGAAAACACCGAAGCGTCATTAAAGTTTTGAATTAATTCAGGATAGTAAGTACGAACGTATTGTATAAGTTCTGATCTTATTCCTTCAAAGTCTCTGGTTGTATATGATATCTTACGATTAGCCATCTATCTTAAATATTGATAATTACAAAATCACTTGTTGCAAATGCACTGTCTTGGACAGAATATTCTATTTTTATTTTTGCAGTATATTCTGCGGTTCCCTTTCCAGGGTATCTATAAACAGGTGATGTTGGTGTGTTTGAGGTAAAAGCGTTGTCGTCCGCCTCCTCTTCTGGATTCAAAGGTTCTACTGTTAATCTATTAATTAATAAATTTGGAATATATTTTTCAACTGAAGATCTGATATCAGATTCAATCGCATCAAAAGTTAAACCATCAAATGGTTCAAAAAGATACTCATAGAGTCTTGTACCAAAATCAGGTAAAAAATATCTAGAACCTTTTCTAGTAAGAAGTAAGTTAATAAGATCCGCTCTGATTTCTTGTCCCGCAGTGTTGGTTAAATCCAAGTAGTCACCACGAACAGAATCTCTGAAAGGAAAATTTATACCATATGTAGTTCCGTCTCCCATATAGTATAAATATACTTGCTTTATTTTTCAATTAAAGTCCTATTACCTTTAATCGCTTTTGGAGTGAAAGGACAATGTCTACAACCATTACCACAACAATATCCTCGTTTGATATGATATTCTTCAGTCATCACTTTAAATCCGTTCTCAATATAAAAATCAGAAGGGAGAAGTTTTGGCTTCTCCCTTACTGTATTATCTGTTTCCTTTGATCGAGTCATACATTCCAGTTACAATGTTCTGTACTAATTTATCGTGTTCCATTATGCCATCACAACTTCACATGCACCTCCCGCACAAGCAACTTCGCCTGATAGGTCTGTGTTATCATCAACTTCAACAATTTTAGATAAATCAACATCTTTTAATGTTTCCATCAACTCATCATATTTTTCTTCAGTACAATCTTCAAACGGTGCTTGAATATATGTACCTCCATCGTATGGTAATACTGAAAGTCCATTGTAATATTCTCTGTTCTCCCACATCCATTCACCAACCGCTGGCCACTCGTGCTCTCTGATTGAAATGGTTGCAGATACATTGTGAGCATTTGATCCACTTCTGTGACCTGGTTTAATCCATTCTTGTTGAACCTTCTTCACTCTCTCCAATAATTGGATTGGTGATTCATTTCTTAGAATTGATCCTTCAGGTGCTTTTTGTGGAATTCCAATAACCGCAGTATCATGTGGTCTGAAATATTCATCTTCAACAAGTTCAGGATGATTTTGTTTTAGATGAGAATAAATTGATTCGTTTTTACCAACTCTTACTCTTCTAATATAATACTCATTATGCCAAGCATGTATCCCTGATGATGTACCTAAAGTTAATGATGTTGTTCCTGCAGGTTTTACTGTTGTTGTTCTTGCCGCTGGATTGATCTTCAATAACTCAGCAGTTCTTTTGTTTTCTTCTTTAACAACTTTTGCAGCTGCTTTCATATCTAACTTTAAAACTGCTCCTGATCCGATACCTGTCATTGATATTCCAACTAACGCATCTTTCTCAGTAGTTCTTTGCCATATTGGTCTCAAGTAGTGGAAGTTAGTATATCCCGCTTGAAGAGTACCAATGAATGATGCAGCCTTTACTCTTGCCTCGTAGTCTTCTTGTGATACCACATTCGATACATTCACCTCTGTAAGGTTACAGAATTGGAATGGTCTAAGAGCAATCTCACAACAAGGATTAGTTCCCCAATCTTTATCGTTTGATAAGTAGATACCAGGTTCACCTGCTCCACTTGCCTCGATTCTCTTCCATAAGTCCATAAAGTAATCTTTATTAACTTTATGTCTCATTAAACTAACCGAGTTATTAGCTCTACCTCTTTGTGGATTTGTTTCCCACCAAGCCCCACTCTTACAACTGATCATTTCATCATCAGATGCAGAGAACAATGAGATAAGTGCCGCTCTTCTGATACCACCTGCCAATACCGCATCTGCAATATGACAAACCATATCATGAACTTCAATTGGTCTCAATTTTTGACCATCTTCTTTCGAATCAAGAATACCCTCTAATTTGATAAGACATTCTTTTAATGGTTGAGGACCAGGTGCTTTACCACCCGATGTAACTAATCTAGCCCCTTTTGGTCTGATGTCCGAAAAATCAAATTCGATTTTTGAACCACCAAAGAAATAAGACTTAACCAATACTTTAACGGCATCTGCCCATCCTTCAATAGAATCAGCAACTAACCATCTTCTTCCTCTCTCTTTGTTTGGTTTTCTGATTTCAGGTAATACTTCAACGTGATGTTTTTGTACTGAATAACCAACACCTGTTCCACCTAATAAAAGGAACATGATTTCTGAGAATACTCTCCAATCATCAACAGGTGCAAATGCACAGTTGTAAATTCTGTTGGGTGATATCTCAATTGGTTTTCCTGCGAATTGCATTGATCTCATTGATGGGAGAACTTGTTTCTTGTAAACATACATGTAGTTCTCACGGATTTCTTTTTCTAATTGGGGATACGTTTTGATGTGCATCTCCATGTTTCTTGTTACTAGCTCTTGCCAAGTCTCTCTTCTTTTCAATTCTGGAATATACTTTGCGTATTTCATATACACTGTAATGTCCGATAGGATTCGATTTGAAATGTCCATGTTTTTTTCTAATTTGTTTTAAAATGAAATTTATTAAAAAATCGGGGATTTTAAATGATAAATATAAACCATACTACCATTAGTCCCAATTTTTAATAAAAAATTC